ATACTTCATTAGGTATCAGACTTTCTACACATGAAAAGTTATGTGCAGAAAGAATGAAACATTTAATTAAATCTATTGATGAATTAAATAGAAAAGTATCTAAACTTTCAGATGATGTATCCAGAGGTAAAGGAGCAGTTGCTGTTTTAATTGGTATAGGAACTATTATAGCAGCATGCATAGGTTATTTTAGTATAAGGTAATTAATGGCACTTAAAATTTCAGAAGAAGCGGCAGTCCAAATGCCAATGAAAACTGTGGCTTCATTGATTACAATGGTAGCAATTGGAACTTGGGCTTATTTTGGTATTATTGAAACTCAAAACAAACTTTCAACACAAGTAGAGTTAATGCAAAAAGATTTAACTGAAAATACAGAATTTAGAATTAAATGGCCACGTGGACAACTAGGTTCGCTTCCTGCTGATTCTGAGCAATTTATGATGATCGAAGATTTATATAAGACTACAGATAAATTAAATGCACATATAGAATCAATGGCATTAAATAAAGTAAATATAGAATTTTTAAGAAAACAAATGGATAAAGTTTTAGAAGATATAGAAAAACTTAAAGATCAAAATAGAGAAATGCATTATAAAAACGGAAATGGGAGTACACATTAATGATAGAAACTGTAATAGCTTTACTGATGTTTGTAAATGGTGAAATTAAGGAAGCTAGAATTCAAGATTCAATGGCAATGTGCCTTCGAGGAAAACGTGAAGCAGAAAGACAGTACAGTGAATCCGTATCTTATAAATGTATAAAATCTGAAGCTGAATTAGAAGATAATATAGATGGCTCAAAATCAATCAAAAAACTTATCCTCAAATAAAGTTGCTAAATATCTAAGAGATAGACGTTATCGCCAAATTGTAATAAAGAATAAAAAAGCATATAATAGAAAAAAATTAACTAAAATTTAAAGCTTTCAATATTAATATTTTTGTTTTATATCTACTAATAGGAAAGTATGGTATGAACCAGGAGGTATACTACTATGAAAAAACAAGGATACAATGCTAGAAAAGACGAACAATTAGGAATGACTAGAGGAAAAGAGTCAGGAAAAAAAATGTCTATGGCTGGCAGAAGAAAAGTAGCTAAAGCTACTCGTAAGCCAAAAGGTACTTATGGCTTTAAAAAGAAAAAAAGATAAGTGCTAAAGAGAGGAGGTTTTAGTAATGAAAAAAGGTTATCATAAAACTAAAGATGGTAGAACTGCAAAAAAAGGTCTTTACTATTATATGAATAAGAGAAAAAAATCAGGAACAAGCCGAAAAGGAAAAGGTACAGTTTCTGATAGAGCCTTAAAACGATCTGCTAAAACAGCTAAACGATAATGCCTTTTAGATCAGAGAAACAAAGACGATACCTTTGGAAAAATAATCCAAAGATAGCGAAAAGCTGGTCTAAAAAGTATGGCAGTAAAATTGCCAAAAAGAAAAAAAAGAAAAAGTAATGGAAGTTGAATTAGAAAAAAAAAAATTACAATTCACTAATGAAAAAGGTGAAAAAGTAAGAGTTGATGTCGATCAAGAACAGACTGAAAAAGATGAAGAAGTTTTTGAAAGAAATCACTACTCTAATTTAGCAGAAGAACTACCAGAAAGAGAAGTAGCTAATATAGGAAGAGATTTAGTAAAATCTTTTGAAGATGATAAAAGCTCAAGAAAAAATTGGGAAGATCAATATTCAAAAGGACTTCGTATGTTAGGTGTCGTTGTAGAAGATAGACAAGATCCTTTCCCGGGAGCTTCTGGAGTACATCATCCATTATTAGCAGAAGCTGCTACACAATTCCAAGCTAGAGCCATTGCAGAAATGTTTCCTGCAGGTGGTCCAGTTAAAACTCAAATCATTGGTAAAACAACTGATAAAAAATTAGAGCAAGCTCAACGTGTTCAAGATTTTATGAATTTTCAGGTTACTCAAGAAATACCAGATTATTTTAACGAGTTAGATCAAATGTTATTTTATTTAGCTCTAGCTGGAAGTGCTTTTAAAAAAATTTATTTTGATAATACTTTAGATAGAATTTGTTCCAAATTTGTACCAGCAGAAGATTTTGTTATCTCTATGGAAAATACAGATTTAGAAACTGCAGATAGATATACTCAAATAATGAAATTAACAAGAACTGAAATAAGAAAACATCAAATTTCAGGTTATTACAAAGATATTCCATTAAGTAAAGCTGAAAGTAATGCAGGAGCTACTAGCGGAGATTTAGTAGAACAAACTTTACAAAGATTAGAAGGTATGACTCCAAGTATGGCAGATAAAATACATACAGTTTTAGAAGTACATACTAATTTAGATTTAGGAGAAGATAGAGATGAATTAGCTCTTCCTTATATTGTTACAATTGATTATGAATCACAAAAAGTTTTATCAATAAGAAGAAACTGGAAAGAAGAAGATTCATTAAAAAGAAAAAGAACATACTTTATACATTATAAATATCTTCCTGGCTTAGGCTTCTATGGCTTCGGTCTTATACAAATGATAGGTGGACTTCAACATGCCAGCACTGGTGCTTTAAGAGCACTATTAGATTCAGCTGCTTTTGCAAATCTCAATGGAGGTTTTAGAGCTAAAGGAGCAAGAATTGAAGGAGGAGACATAACAGTTTCTCCTGGTGAATGGGTTGAAGTAGAAGCATATGGTGATGATTTGCGTAAATCTTTTATCCCTCTTCCCTTTAAAGAACCTTCACCAACCCTATTACAATTATTAGGAGTATTAACTGAGTCAGGGAGACGTTTTGCTTCTATTGCAGATGCAATGATTGGTGATTCTGCTGGATCAGGTCCAGTTGGCACAACTATTGCTTTAATAGAACAAGGCTCTAAAGTATTTAGTGCTATTCATAAAAGAATACATCAAGCTCAAGGTAGAGAATTTAAATTAATATATGAATTAAATGGAGAATATTTAGATGATGAATATTCTTTTGAAGTAATAGGCGAAAATAAAAAAATTAGAAGAAAAGATTTTACTTCTTCAATAAGTGTAGTTCCAGTTTCTGATCCAAATATATTCTCTCAAGCTCAAAGAATTGCTTTAGCACAAACTGGTTTACAACTTGCAAGAGAAACACCTGATATAATAGATGTTAAAGAAGCAACACAAAGATTTTTACATGCTTTAAATATTCCTGATTATATGGATTTAATGATTGAAGAAGAAGATACTCCTAGACGTGATCCAGTATCAGAAAATATGGCATTATTAAATACTAAGCCAATTAAAGTATTTGAAGATCAAGATCACCAAGCACATATAATGGTACATTCTCAATTTATAAATGATCCTAGATTTGGTGGAAATCCTGAAGCTAAAGAACAATTATATCCAGCAATGTTAGCTCACATAGGTCAACATATGGCATATTTATATCAACAACAAATGCAAGCACAAGTTCCTCCAGGAAATCCAATTTCTTCTGGTGATTTTAATAGAGAATTAAATGAAGAACCTTCTGATGAAATAAGTATAGAAGAAGAAAACAGAATTGCAGCAACTGCAGCACAAGCAGCACAACAATTAATGGGAAGTATGCCTCCTTCTCCTGAAGAACAAAAACAACAGTTAGAAGCAGAAGAGAAAAAAGCAAATATTGCTTTAAAAGCAGAAGAACTTCAAATTAGAAAAGCAAGATTTATGCAAGGTGTTAAAGAAAGCGAAAAACAAAACATGAGAAAAGATGCAGAGACAAAAGCTAAAATAGTAGAAACAGCTTCTAAGGTTGCTAGAAAAGATAAAAAATAAATGGCAATTAAACCTGAATCAATAAGACAAGCCAAAAAATTTTTAGAAAATAAAAAAATTTCTATTAAAAAAGTTAAACCTATATTACTTGCAAAAGTTTCTGCTGATTTAGAAGTAAGTTTTAATGATTTAACAAATACAATTAAGAAAGTTTTAAATGGAACTGCTAATACAAGCAATAAAGAAAAAAATAAAAGAACATAAACAAGAATTAAGTAATAATTTATTATCTAAAGGTGTAGATAATCATTCTGAATTTAAACGTGTGTATGGATATGGACAAGGTTTAGATAAATCACTTGAAATAATTAATGAAACAATTGAAAAATATAAAACAGGAGAAATAGATGATTAATAATGACAATTGGGCAACTGATAATAGTATACCTACACCAGAAAAAGTACCAAAACCAGTAGGTTATAGAATACTAATTAGACCTAGAGGAGTTATAGAAAAAACAAAAGGTGGTATTATATTAACAGATACTAACAAAGATAGTCAGTCTTATTTAAATAGTGTAGGGCAAGTAATAGCAATGGGATTAGAATGTTATAGCGACAGAAAACAACCTTGGTGTAAAGTAAATGATTGGGTTATATTTGGAAGATATGCAGGTGCAAGAATTTCTGTACAAAAGGTTAAAATGTTGTTATTAAATGATGATGAGATTATTGCAACTCTGGAAAATCCAGATATAATAACTCAACAATTATAATAAACATTAACATAAGTTAATGACAACATAGGAGATACTATGCCCGAGAATGAAAAACAAAAGAAAGACTTAGAAGTAAAACTTGATGATGTTGTAGAAGAACAAGAGGTAGATGTACCTTTAAATCCATTAGAAAAGTTACAACAAGAACAAGAAAAATCTTCTGATGAAAGTAAAGAAGAAGAAAATATAAAAGAAAAAGATCAAGGACACGATATATCTTACGAAAATGAGGTAAAATATGATGTAGAAACTAAACCTACAGAAAAAATACCAGCATATTCAGATGATATGCCTTATTCTGTTAAAGTTCGTAAAAGAATCCAAAAAGAAGTAGCGAAAAGAGCAGAAGCTGAACAAAGAATAGTAGATTTAGAACAAAAAATCAATTCAATGGAAAAAAGAACCTTTGATATGGCTAATAAATCACTTTCTAATCAAGCTACTGCAGTGTCAAATGAATTAAAAGCTGCAATTGAAGAAGGAAATACAGATAAACAAGTTAAATTGTATGAAAATCTTGCAGAAATTAGAAGTCAAATGACAAAAACAGAAGATTATGCTGCACGAGTGCCTAAAGCAAAGGAGAAAAAAGAAAAAGCTCCACCTTTAGCTACAGAATGGGTTAAAGAAAATTCAACATGGTTTAATAAACCTGGTTTTAGAAAAGAAACTGCAATGGCTTATGGAATTGATGCTGAATTAACTGAAGAAGGTTGGGATGTGCATGATCCTGGTTATTATGACGAAATGAATAAAAGACTAAAAGCAAGTGGTCTTGGTCATTTTAATAAATCAGAAGAAAACACTTCCAAAAAAGAACAAAATGTAGTACAAAAAACTAACAGAGTGCAATCTCCGGTTGCTGGAGTTTCTCGTAAAAAAGGAACAAGTAGTAATAGAGTTAAGCTCACAAGTGATGATCTTGCCACTGCTAAAAATTTTGGCATAGACATTAATGATGAAGCAGCACTAAAACGATTTGCTAAAGAAGTAAAAAGCTTTGGCGATCAAAATACAGGAACATAGAAAAGGAGCCTGACATGAATAAAGATAATAAAATAAACAACGAAACTAGAGCTGAAAAAGCAAAGGTTTCACAATGGCGACCTAGTAACTTATTAGAAGCGCCTGAAGCAAGACCTGGCATGAAACAAAGATGGATTGCAACTATGGTCTTAGGACAGGAAACGCCGACAAATGTAGCTAAACGGTTGAGAGAAGGTTGGCAACCTCGTGACCCTAAAACGGTTAAAGATGCACAACACTTTCCAACGATAGAACATGGCAAATTTGCGGGATGTATAGGTATAGAAGGAATGGTACTCTGTGAAATGCCAGAAGAAATGGTAAATCAACGTAATGAATATTACGCAAAAATGACTGAAAATATGATGACTTCAGTTCATCGAGATATAAATAAAATAGAGCAACCTGGACAACCCATACAAAGGTCTTATAAGAGTTCTGTTACTAGAGGCGGCTATAAAGAGTAACAAACAAACTATGGAGACAAATAACTATGGCAAACGTAGATGCACCTAACGGTTTTACACCGTTAAGACATTTAACAGGCGGTGTTATTCGTGCTAATGAATATCCAATTGCAAACAGCTATGCAGCTAATCTTGCAAGTGGTGACATTGTTGCACTTCATACCGATGGTACAGTCATCAGAGGAACGGCGGGCGGAGTAGTGCTCGGAGTTTTTTATGGTGTTGAATACATCGATAATGACACAGGTGATGTTAAATTTAGAAAAGTTTGGAACAACGGAACAACAGCAAAGGCAAATGAGCCGATTAAAGCTTATGTTTATGATGATCCAAATATAACATACAAGGTTCAATGTAATGGAACTTTCGCAAACGCAAATGTTGGCGAATTAGCAAATATTACTATTGGAACTTATAACTCAACATACGGACATTCAACTGACGAATTGGATATCTCAACTCTTGCAGCAACTGCAAAATCATTGAGAATCCTACGTTTAATTGACTATCCTAACAACGCAGTAGGCGCAGATGCCGATGTAGAAGTAGTAATCAATCTATCTCTATACGGAACTCGTCAAGCTGGTATTTAACCTATAGGAGTATAATACAATGGCTTTAAATAGAGCACTATTTACCAAACAGCTCAATCTAGGTTTAAATACCGTGTTTGGTATGGAATATGATAGATATCCAGAACAATGGAGAGCTTTATATTCTACTGAGCAATCAATGAAAGCATTCGAAGAAGATGTACAAATGATCGGATTCGGTGCTGCACCAT